CCGGTTAGTCCCCATTGTATAAAGTTTAACTCCTGGAGATTACCGTCTTTATCTTCATACTTAAGAGTCGCGATCCATTTCTTTTTAGTTTTACCGGTTGCGCTCATACCTCCGACAACGGCTCCGGTTTTACCAAAGAGCGCGCCTCCTACTAAAGCTCGTCCGATTGTGCTACCACTTTTAGCGAGTGTAGTCTCGTCCTCGATCTTAAAAGCCTTTATACGTTCATAAGGGAGAGTAATATCTATTTTGTCGTGATGAATATTTAGAACCTTATCGTTAGGCTTTAACGTAATACTTATAACTTTACCGCTCGGAATTTTACCGATTGTTTGTAGAGTCTCGCCTATAAAAGCGACGGACGCCTCTTTTTTTAATTCCTTTTCTTGTTTGCGTTGGTCTTTTTCTTCTTTACTTTTAAATAATCCCATAGTATTAACCTCCTAAAATTTTACATTATATTAACATAGTTTTATATTTTTGAAAATACAAAAAAGAGCCGGAATTAATCCGACTCTCGTTATTATAATTCTAGTAAATCCTCTATCTTACATTCTAGCGCGTTAGCGACTTGGTATAGCGTAATGGCTTGCGCCTTGTTTATATCCTTTACGCCTTGCTCGTATTTTTGAATCATTCGGATACTAGCTCCGGAGATCTCGCTTAGTTTGGCTTGTGATAATCCTTTACTCTCTCTAATTGCTTTTAACTTACTCATTGTTTACCTCCTTATTTAGCTATAATAATATCGTCGTATTTTTCTAAAAAAGCGATAAGGCGTTTTAATTTACCGGTTTCGGATTTCCATATCTTATAACTCTCCGGAGACTCGTATCGATCCTCGGCTCTACAATGTCCGTCCTCGTAATAACAAGATAACCAATATTTCGCCTCGTTTTTTAACCAAGCTATCGAGATTCCGTCCTCTAAGTTATAATAGTCGCGCTTACTATCCAATTCGCTTAAATGAGTATTTATGGTAAGATATTCGCAACCTATCGAGTCCATTACGTCATTAAATCTTAAAACTACCTTTTCATAATCTTTAAGAATATTAAACATAAACTATACCTCCTAATTCTCCGGGAGATTAACCGCTCCCGGTCGGTTTATTTGTTAATATTCATTTTCAACTAAGTAAATAGTTTTAGTGTTACTAGCTTCATAAAATAAACCATTATATTTATAATTCTTTGGTATTACTTCGTAAGGATCTTTATAACCTTTACCGTAATTATATTCTTTACCGTTTGCGTCTATTTTTATTATCTTCATATCTTTGTACCTCCTAAAATGTTTTATCGATTTCCTTTACTGTAATTAAATTATACACCCGTGGGTGTAGATAGTAAATCGGAAATTTACGACGATAGAAATTATTTTTCCCGGGAGAGGTTAGTCTCCCGGTTATATTTTAAATCGAATGTACTAAAACCCTTACGTGTAATCTTTGGATATTGTAACCGCCGGCGAGAATACTCTCGACCTTAGCTCGTCCCTCTTTACCGATTACGACTCCGTTTAATACTGTAAATCCTCCGGTACCTTGTGTAGCCTCGATACCGCTCCAATTAGTAACCTCTCCGGTAATGTCTTTAACGCGAGAGTAGAGGTCCAGGATTAACGCCTTAGCGTCTCTCGTATTGTTCTCGTGAATCTTCTCGTCGGTAATATGTCTAAACTCGTAATCGGCTCCGGTATATCCTCTCTTAAAACACTCGCGAGATCCTAACTCGTTAAATACTTTTCTAAGACGCTCGCGTCTATCCTTATCCCACGCGTCCCAAGTTGTAACTAACTCGTCGATTAAGCTCTTAAATACTTCCGGTACCTCAGTTAAGAAGATACTCTCTTTTTCAATCTCTCCGGCTAATTGTAGCTCGTACTTTTCAAGAGTCTTTTTAGTAGCCTCGATCTCTTTACCGCCTCGAGTTATATCCTCGTTTAAATGTTTAATGTCTACATATAACCAATAAATGTTATGGAATAACTCCTCGTCGGTTTCTTGTAAATGTCGGAAGTTTTCCCCGTTCTTATTTTCCGGATCCTCGACTCCTAGTTTTTCGAGAGCCTTATACTTTTTCTCGATTTGAGCGGTCTTTTTAACTATGGTATTTTGTTTCTTTTCGATCTTGGTATTAGCTTTTTCGATTCTTTCTTTTAATGTTGTAATTTTCATAATGTTACCTCCGTGTGTATGTGTGATTTATTTGTTAATATAAATATACACCCGTAGGTGTATAAAGTCAATACCCTATTTTAAACTTTTTTAAAATTTTTAAAATAAGAAAAACCGAGGCTAGTATTAACCTCGGTCTCGTTTTAGTGTATCATCTAAGTAGGGACAACTATATTGATGGTTGTCCGTATTTAGTAGACAATAACTACCTATTGGAAATTCCAATAGATAGTAACGTCCTCGCCGTCTATAACGATCTTTTTAATTAGTGTATCAAGGGTTAACTTGATCTCGTCGTAATCTCCTCTCTCTAATATATCCTCGAATGATTGTACCAACGTAATAGTATTCTCCTCAGTAAGAGCCGGCGTAATCTCCTCAGTTAAAACCTCTAACTCAGAGCTTAAAGATTTTTTACGAGCGCTTAACGGTTTAATCTTATCCTCTACCTCCTCATAGCTTAAAGAGTCCATAGAGTATAAATCCATATATTTAGATATTTGCTTTTCTAGTTTAGCTATCTCAGCTTGTAAGATTGCTATACTATCGTCGATAAATTCGTCCTTAACTTTTAGGTCCTTAACTTGTGATATATAATCCGGATCCGTTGCTAGTTTTTTGATCTCGTCGAAAACTAATCCCTCCAGGATCTCACGTTTCCAATTTTTATTTTTACAATCGCGATCCTTAATCATAGATAGGACGACTTTAGATCGAGAGTAACAAGTATAATAATTATAGTCGGTTAATCCTTTTTTATATTTCTTTTTATAGTGTATATGATGATAGCGACCTCCACACTTAGCGCAATAGGTAAAGCCGGTTAAAAAATTAAATTGTCCGGTTTTGCGTCTATCGTTGGTAGTAAATTGAGTCTTACGATCTGCGTATAATAGATTAGCTTTTTTAAAGGTCTCCTCGTCGAGAATAGGAGTATGAATCCCGTCGTAAACCTCGCCGTCGAATTTTACTTTACCGATATAGATCTCGTTTTGAATTACTCGGCGTAAAGTCTTATTAGACCAATCTCCATTTTTATGAACTAAGCCTCTTTTTTTAAATGAATTTTCGATAGATCTAAAAGGTACTCCGGCTATAAATTTATTAAATAGCTCTTTTACTTGCATAGCCTCGTACTCGTTAACCTCTAATTTACCGTCTATATAATCGTAGCCGATAGGACATTTAGGTCCGCCGTGGAATAATCCCTCTTTAGCTCTCGCGTCGCGTCCCATTGTCATACGCTCTTTAATTTGCTCTCGCTCTAATTGAGCGAATACCGCTAATATACCAATCATAGCGCGACCGAATGGAGTAGAGGTATCAAAGTTTTCATTCATAGATACAAAGTCTACATTGTTAGCTAAAAACTCGTCCTCGATTAGAGTTAATGTATCTTTTTGAGACCTGGATAGACGATCTAATTTATAAACGACTACCTTATCTACTTTACCGTCGCGTATATCTTGTAACATCATTTGCAGACCTGGACGGTCTGTAGAGCCTCCGCTATATCCGGCGTCGGTATAGATCTTATAAATAGTCCAACCCATAGCCTCGCAATATTTAGTTAATCTCTCTATTTGCTCTCCGATAGAGTATCCCTCTTTAGCTTGCTCTTGTGTACTTACTCGTGGATATAATGCTACTCTTGTCTCGTTCATTTTCCAACAACTCCCTTTTTTGTACCCGGGGGATATGCTATAATATAAATGTCTAGTTTATATAAGCCTCTCGGGGTTTATGTGTGATCCGTCTCTTTTTCGAGGCGGATTTTTTCGTCCATAACAAAATAACAAAAAAATTTTAAATTCCTTATATATTTATTTTTATATCTATATATTATATATATTTATAATATTTCTTAAAAATAAGAAAAAATATATAGTTTTTGTTATATAGGTACTTCAAACCCGCATAAATACTAGCTTTTTACCATAACAAAAACTATAACAAAATGGTTTTTCGGTTTTGTTATTTTTGAGTTTTTGTTATACGACTCAAAAAATATTTTTTTGGATTTTTTATAAATCCTCGTTTTTGTTATGTTTTTGTTATTCTTTTTGTTAGACTTTTTTAGCCATTTCCTCGCCTATGTTTAGAGCTTGGATTATGGTATTGATATTTTCTTTAGTCGCCGGTTTACCCTCAATAGTTAGACCGTCAATATTTTCGAGTTGATTCTTAACGTCCTCTAATATCTCCTCAACCTCGATAATTATTTGAGTAGGTTTTTTATAAGTATTAACCTGGACGATCTCTCCGTCGCCTAACGCGTCAGCGCTTATATTTAACTTTTTACATATCTTTATAATGTTGTTTACGCTTGTTTTACCGATTCCTCGACTAAATATGCTATCAAGTGTAGATGGAGCCATATCGATAGAAAACGCAAATTCTCGGAGACTACTATACTTTTGTAATATATACTCTTTTAATTTTTCCTCTAAATTCATTATTAACACCTCCTTCATAATTGATAAGCTGATTATAATATAAAAAATCCGATATATCAAGCACAACGTCCGATATATCGTAAATAATTTTTGAATTTTCATTAAAATATATTTATTTTTTCGACAAAATATTATTGAATTTTCAACATAGTTTTAACAAAATAGGAGCATACAATCGTAATTAACCGAATGAATTTTTTAAAAAATAAAATTTAGGTATTGACATTCACGAAATATCGGTTAAAATAATAAATGTGTTCACGATATATCGGATACAATATACGATATATTGTGAAAGTAATCACACAATATATAGAAAGGAGGCGGATATATGTATCCGAATTTACGCGCCGAAATGGCAAGAAACAAAATCACACAAGGAGATTTAAGCGAGGCTTTAGGTTGGGCGTCGTCTACTACGTCCTTAAAGATTAACGGTAAGACTCCGATCACTTTAGACGAGGCTAAGATTATTAAAGCACTCGTAAAGACGGATTTACCTATTGAGGAGTTATTCGAGGAGGAGGCGGTTTAATGGTTTATCACGTTCTAAAGGACGGATCGGTCGTTAAGGATATAACCGGATATATCGTTAAGGTAAAAGACGCGGAGGCGTTATATAACCTTATGGGAAAGATTAGTCAACGAGCTAAACCAAAGAGCAAGCCTAAAAGCGCATAGGAGAAGTACATATGATAAGAAAAATAGGAGGTTATATAGCCGGGTTTTTAATTGTAGTCGGTATTTTCGTTATAATGGGTACCGCCGGCGCGTCTGATAACGAGGCGATCGGTTTAACTCAAATGATGATACAAAGTGGTATAGGATTGGTAATGGTACTTATAGGGTACTTATTAGCGGTAAAGATTGGAGGTATAGAGGATCTTGATTAAAGAAAACGATAAAGTATTAGTCGATAGTAACGTCGTACCAGGTAAAGAGATTATCGTCGGAGTTGTTAGGTCGGTTTATGAAACCGAGGACGTTAATATACTTGTGGTCGAGTTAGAGGAGGATAAGACTCTTATTAAATGCTTAGAGACAAGCGTTACAGTATTACCTAATAACGACGTCCCGGACGTAATTACTATAAGTAAGGACGAATTTAGACAAGCGGTTTTATCTGTTACGGATTTATCGTCTTTCGAGTGTTTAGGAGTTTTAGAGGGAGCGGTTATAAGTGTAGCCGGTACGCTCGTATGTGATCGACTCGAAAAAGAGCTATTTAGGGTAAAGGCGGACAATGATTAAGTTATACAGACACCAGGAAATCGCGCTCTCGTATATGAGGAGTAATAACTTTTTCGCCTTGTATATGGAAATGGGTACGGGTAAGACTTTAGTCTCTTTAATGAGGATATTAGACTTACTTAAATCCGGTAAGATAATTAACGCCTTAGTCGTAGCTCCTAAATCGGCTCTCGGCGCCTGGGATCGAGATATAGAGTTATTTGACGAATTAGATCGGGAGATACTAAGAGAGTCTATAACGTGTATCAATTACGATAAGGTATGGAGAGGCGAGGATAAGAGTCCATATAATAAAAAATACGGTTGTATAGTTTTGGACGAGGCTCATAACATAAAAAACCGGACAAGTCAACGCTCTAAGTTTTTACTTAAAATAGCGAGCCTAGCGGACTATAAATACATATTAACCGGTACTCCGATAAGTAACGGGCAATTAGAAAATATATGGTCCTTATATTGTTTCCTGGATCCATACATAGAAAAAGGTAGAGTATACTCGAGGATCTTTAAATCATATATGGAGGAGAACGCCTCCGGAGAGTATAGAGGCTCTTATATGGAATTTCAAGATAGATATTGTATCCTCAATATGTATCATAAGCCTACTAGCTATATTAACGTTAAGGAACTACAAAAGATAATTAACGAGTATAGTTATAGGGTTAAAAAATCCGAGTGTTTGGATTTACCGGAAAAGCTACCGGACGAGATAATATCCGTCGAGCTTAAAGAGAAGTCTCTATATAAGAGGCTACTTAACGATAGCGCGATATTAGAGTATGAGATTTTAGCGGAAAACCCGCTCTCGAGACTAATTAAGCTCCGGCAACTATGCGCGGGACATATTAAGACCGAGGACGGCTTAATCGAGACTAAGACCGAAAAGCTCGATATCCTTAAGGAGATTATAGAAAGCTACGAGGACGATAAAAAGCTCGTCATATTTGCTGAGTTTAAATACTCGATAAGTAAGATATCCGAGTTACTTGAAAAACTAAAGATAAAATATGTAGTATTAGACGGCGATCAAAAGAATAAGAAGATTTGGAGGAAATTCCAAGAGGATAGTAAGATCCGCGTTATTGTGTGTCAGTATCAAACGGCTAACGCCGGGATAGACTTATACGCGAGCGATACTATAATCTACTACGAGCCGACTTTAAGGTCTCAGATACTAGAGCAAAGTCGAGACCGTATACATAGGACGGGACAAGTAAATAAATGTAGTTATATACATTTACTAACTAAAGGGACTATCGAGGAGCGTATATATAAAGCTCTAGCGGGTTACTCGGATTTTAGCGACAAGTTATTTATAGAATACTTTAACGAGTATCGTCGGAGTTATACTAAGTAGGAGGTCGATAATGAGATTTAATAATAATTGTCATTGTAGAAAATGTGGATTACAAGTAGATTATAAAAATCGGATAAAGGTTACGACCTGGGAGTTTGTTAAAGATCCTCAATGTAGCGGATCACTAGGTAAGACTATCGAGGGATTTAGCTTATGTAGAGATTGCTTTAAGGATTTTAAACATTATTACGATAATTTTTTTTAATCGAGTGTCCGAAATTTCGGACAGATAGGAGGCTATAATATGAAATATTGTACTATGTGCGGTTGTCATATGGACGATAAGCACGAGGGGGACATATGCGAGTGTTGTTATGATGATATTTACGAGAGTGATCCAGGCGAGGAGGTCGAGGATTGAAAATATATATCTACGATATAGAGGTCCTAAAGTACGATTGGATCGTAGTCGCGAAAAATATCGAGACTAAAACCTATACAGTAATACATAACGATAACTACCATTTACGAGAGTTTATATCTCAATCGGATATTATACTCGGAGGCTTTAATAATAAGCATTACGACGACTATATCGTTACTACTATGATATACGGAGGCTCTAACGTCGAGGTTAAAAAACATAACGACCATATTTTAAGCGGTCACGCTCCCTGGGATTATCCATTTATACAAGGTAAGAAAAAGCCGTTTAAATCGTTCGACCTTAAGGACGATATCGCGGATCCAGGTATAAGCCTTAAGGCGATAGAGGGTAATCTTAAACTCCCTATAGTAGAGAGTAGTATCTCATTCGATATTGATAGACCACTTACTCCGGAGGAGTTGGAGGAGATTATTAAATATTGTAAGTACGACGTAGACTCGACCGAGAGGCTATATTACGAGCG